TGAGATATGCTTTGGCTTGCTGTCGAGTAATTGCTTTGTCAGTCATCTTGACGCGCTGACCATTCGGGTAAACAGTAGTTCCATGTCCAATGGTGGGCACATCGCCCTTGGTCGGAATCACTGGCTTTGATGTGTAGCCTTCATAAGTGATGATCGAAGCCAGCAAAGCGCCTGTGATGCCAAGAGTTGCGAGTGGTTTTTTCTTATCCGCCATCATTTTTCCCCTTTCAAAATCCCACCTTGATTGATCACTCGACCGATAGCTGCAAGACCGATATATAGAAAGCCAAAGTGCTGACGATATTCAGGCGGAATAAGTCCAATGCCCTGCGTTTGCTGAATTACATCCATTGCTGTGGTGATCAAATAAGCAATCGTTGGAAGTAAAACAGCCAGTGATTTCCAAGCCTTGTACCACTCTGGAATGATGTATTTATTTTTTAAGTTGATAAGCCATTGCTTCATTAGTCATCACCTTGCTGACTTGTATAAGATTTCACTCGTGCACGAGATTCAGCTTCTTCGCGCCGATCTCGCTTAATTTGAAAATATGTGTTAATAATCAATCCTAAAACTGCAACGGTGACACCAATTAGGCTTAGCCAGTTGATTGCAGTAACAAAGCCAAAAAAGCTTGCAGCACCGCCGCCATATGTAATTTTTGTCGCTACTGCTGAAGCTGTTGCTTCGATTGCTGTCTGATCTGCTGACATAGACCCACCAAAAAATTTTTGTAATTAAAAAGCCCTAGGCTTATTAGGCACTAGGGCTTGGGTTATTCGGTTGTGTGATTATGGTGCTTAGGGTTTAACATAAGTTAGCGATATATAGCTAGGGTAATCCTGCCAAAATTTGTAGCTGATGATCCAGTAGAGTTGGTGGTCACAAACCTAATGGAGTTTGCTGCTTGAACTGTACTACCATTACTGGCAACTAATCCGTATGCAACTGACCCATCTGTAACTGGCGGCGCTATAATAGGCGCATAATCCGCGTCTGGCATAGCTGTGGTAAAGTACACTACGTACTCTCCTACTGCTAGATACACCACACTAGATACATTTCCGCTACTGCGTACATGGATGCTACGTGTGATGTTCCCCGATGTAGTTAAGCTAGTACCAGCCACATACGTGAACGTATTGGCATCAATAACAGTGGCTACAGTATATGAGCCTGTAACCCCTGTACCTGATGTTACTGTAGCGTAGAACATAGCACCAACTTTCATGCCATGAGCTGTCATTGTTACCGTAACTGTAGTGCCTGATTGGGCGTACGTACCAGTAAGCGGGATAGCATTGAAGTTAACCCAAGCACGGCATGCATATATAGGCGTATTTCCACCAGCATTTAAAGCAGCACGAATTGCCGATACAGACTTGAGTGGGGTAAGGAATGTTGTGTCATTTGTTAGTGCTTGAGCCTGTGCAGTCGTTGCAATTTTTGCTGTCCCAAGAGCTGTTTCAGTAGCCTGTGCAGTCGCATTATCTACTGCAGTCTTGCTATACACATCTAGGTTGGTACGTGCAGCGGCCTTATCCTGAAGATCACCTAGGTTGCTATTTTTATTTAAAGCGTCCGTGATTCCATAACCTAAAATGGTGGTAGGTAAATTTAGAATATCTTCAAAACCAACTTGAATTGTACTGCCGCCACCTCCTGCAAAATCTGCAACACTAATCCCTGTAATAATGCCTTTTTCATTAACTGTAATTACTGGAATTTTTATTGATGATCCGTATGTTTTTGGTTCAATATTTTGATTTTCAATAGAAATATTTAAATCACTAGAAAGATCACCACCGCCAGTTAATCCGCCAACTGTGTTGATTTTTCGCTTAATGCTGACCTTGTTGATTAGTTTGTAATACAACTCTTGCAGCTTCCACCAAATGCTATCGAAGTCTTTATTTACAGGCTTTGGTGAAAATGAATCATCATAAGTTTGATAATTTGATGTGCGTTCAAGTGGAGTGTCGCGCTCAATAGAAACAATACTGTTAGCAATTGGAGCTGTAATAAAAACAACCGTTGAACCTTGTAGTGTCCATGTTCCAATAGCTTCAACATCGTTAACTTTTACAATGAGATTATCTGCATTGTCACAATCAAATGTAAGTGAAAAGTTAGTTGTTGAACCATTGGCAGTATATTCAACATACGGCGTTTGGTTAGAAACAGTCATGAGCTACCTCAATAATTAAAATCGGTGGTGGCTTCATAAACACCACTGGTTGCTCTCCAAGTTTGATGTTGAGTATCTTCTACTGGGTTATGTGTTTTACCAATACGGATCGGCTCATCACTGACAGCACCAGCCAATGAGTCAATGTAGTCATCCTCCTGATCAACAACTGCAGCATTCCATACACGCATTTGTTTTACCTGTACTGAATCATCGCCTTTCTCGTCCTCGAGCACTGAAATATGTGCCCATAACACACCACTGTTTAATGGCCCCTCGAGGGCGCTCAAAATACGCTTATTCTTTTGACCTGTACTATGCACCTCAGTTACACCACATCGTAACTTTCTAACTTTTAGGCAGTTTTTTAAAACCTGTGGGAAGAATCCACCAATACCATTGGTTTCAACCGTGACTCGAGTCAGCTTAAATTGCTCAATCAGATCGCAAAGTTGCCATACCTGACCACCAGTAATCTTACCTCGATCATCATGTTCGCTAATTGAACCCTGCAATGCGATTGATCTGTGCCAGTATTCAATGCCAAATTCATCATGTAGAATTAAAGCTACCCCTGAAATATCAGACTTGGTTTTTCCGCTTGATGGGTCTACTCGACAAGATGCCGAAACAATACGCCTATCTCCAAGCATCATGATTAACTGACCATTTGCCTTTTTAAATACTGGCTCACAGTCATAGGCAATCAACTTATCAGGGTCTAAGCGCACTTCACCAATTGGCTTGGCATGTAACTGATACTGTGAATCCCACTCATTGATTGTCGTACATTCTTTGCGCCGATCTTCCATAACTTTTGGCGTAAATCTTTCTGGCCATAACGCTTCACCGTAAATATCAATCAGGTAATGTTCTTGGGTAAAAATGATTTTGTATGAATTACTTCGCTTTACAAACTGGTAGTCTTTTCCAGAAGCCAAGAGTTTAGATTGCTTTCCAATCCCACTAAAAATATAGACTGGCTCAAAATTTACTGTTGCTTCAGTACATTTCTCAAAACGAGCTTCATTTTCGAACATTTTAAGAATCATGCATTTTGCCCCTAAGTCTTTAATGTGGGTATAGAGTGAATCATGGGTGTGTGGTGTTCCGACAAATAGCTTCTGTCCACCAGGAATAAGAATGTGAGTTTGTTCACTCAGGCGATAGCGTAACTTTGCACGTGCTTCAGGTGTGCCAATGTTGCTTGGTACCTCAACGTCATCATTTTGAATCTCATTTGCACGTGCACCAGTGACGTTGGATAGAATTCCGCGTGCATGAATAGAGCCATGTCGAACATCTGAAGAACCTGAAACCCACCATTTTTGAGTTTCACCACGTTCTTTTTTAAATCCAAATAACTGGCATAATGGGTGACGCTCTAAAACCTGTTCGGTACCACGGCTGACTTTATAAGCATCTGGATCAGTTGCGCCTTGATGCAGAATTAAGTGTTCAGGATTACTGAATAATTTCCATGCATTGTAAATATCAAGGATGGTGGACTTCCCATGTCCACGCGGCATCATCAATAAGCCAAGCGTTCCATAATCTTCCAAGAAATCACAGACATCTAAATGAAAATCAGGAACTATCCAGTTTTGCGTTTCAGCATAAACCAAATAGAATGCAGCAAATGGCACTTGCATCATGATTAACTTGGGCGCTGTTTGCGCGCTTCCAGTTTTTCAGCTACTTGTTGCAAAATGGTCGCTGCTTGTTCTTCAGGTGAGACTTGGCGACCACCAATATCTTTGGTTAGCTCATCATCATTCAGGATCCGCTTAATTTTCTCCATGCAGGATAGGGCTTCTTTGGCACCCTTATAGAGCCAAACTTTATCCCCTCGCCCTTGTTTATCGAAAAGGTCTTGCCCATAGGCTTCAGTCATTAAATCAACAGTGTCCTGTGCAGACATTTCCAAGCAAAGTTTTAACTTGTCCTTTGTTTCCTCTTTTAAGTGACCAGCTTTCTTTTTATCTGACATGAAAAACCCCTGCATAAAATTTGTTTATACAAGGGTTTGAGTGTGGTTCGGTTGGGTGTTTAGATGCTTCTACTCATAACATTTGAGCGCGGTACCATCAATGATGACATGGCCTAAGGATAAATATTGTTTATTGGTTATAGCTACTGAATCCGCACCATATCTTACAGCCTGTTTTTGCAATTCATCGTTTGCAGCCTTTTGGAAATTTAATGCCTGCGTATCGACATGAATTGGACCAAGCTTTTTGCATCCATTTATCAAGGCGCTATCACTTGGAATAGTCTGAACATCTTTAGAAACGCCATTATTCAGGGTTGCACAACCACCAAGAAAAACCATTAAAAGCAATCCAATTTTTTTCACCAAACCTCTCCATTATTATTGCACTACACCACTAAAATCAGGTGACTGAACATCTAAATCATCTCCCCACCAGCGCGTACGATGTTGCTCTCGCTCTGCTTTACGCAAAACTTTCTCTCGATAACCTGGTGCAATCACATCTTGGAAATTATCAAAAAGTAATCGATTCGTCACCAGCTTTGTGTACCAAAGGTTTTGAGCAGGGATTTTGTTTTTCAAAGCCTTATATGCTTCATTTGATGCATTTGTGTCTTTGCCATCGTACCATTGCATCGCATTTCCTACTGTCACGCCTGCCACTGCTTTCACATCCGAACCCAATGGGCCAACCATAAAATCAGAAATTCCGCGTCCTGTTGGGTCTACGCCAGCCTTCACTACGTCGCCTAGCACAGATAATCCACCGCCAGCCACCGCTGAAGCGCTCAAAAACTTCATGGCAACATTAGGGTCTTCACTATCCCACATCGGTTGTGGATTATTACCATTTGCAATCTCTTTAAGCTGTACAACCAAGCCACCTAATAGGGTCATCATTGCAGCAAGAGAAACTGAATACACAACTTTTCCGCGCAATGTCGGCTGTGCCATTGCACGTGAACCGTGACGCATCAAGTAAGCAGTAGGAAAGGACTTGAATTGCAAAATACCCTTAACAATTTCGCCCATTGGTGTTCCCTTCTTCTGTCCTGCACTTGCCCATGTGCGTTCACGTAGCCCTGCTTCGATAACTGCCATACCTTGCTCATCAAGCAAGTGTGCCTGTAGCTGCGTTGCAACCTCATCACGTACCTTTTTAGGGTCGCCAAACGATTTGAGCTTTTCATCTGGAATCTGATAGATAGAGCGTGATGACATAAGCTGATTGCCTTTTGTATCCTCAATCGGATCAGCTAAGCGCATGACTTCCCAAGCACGTTCACTAAGCCCTGTGCCCTTTAATAAATCACGGTCTACCTCATCAAGATCAGCCCATGCTTTATCCCGTGTCAAACGTCCGTATTTATCCATCAACATCTTGGTAAAAGCGGTTTTAGATGCAGCGGTTAAGGCATTCAGTCCACTAATACGCATAACCTGATTCGCAATATTGCTTGATACTCGTGCCAGTACCTCAGATTTTCCTTGTACCGAGGTTAAGCCATCATCTGACCAACGAGCAATAGAACCTAACATTTCCTCAGTTGCCAAGCCCAGGCTACGCGCTTGCTCACGATCTGCTTTGCTGGCAGGGTTAAGTTGATGGATCAGCTCACCAAATACCTGACGATAAGCCATACCATGCACCCACGCAGTTTTTGCAACAGTTGCCTGATCTGCAATAGATGAAATGGTTGTACCGCCTAACATGGCTGCTACGTTCATTGAGCGATAGGCTAAGCCAAGGTTAGCCAAAACCTGAGATTGCGGAGCATTTCCACCGCTAAACTCATCAAACATAACCTGAGCACGGTTTCGAGTTTTTTGGATAGAATTATGATCAATCCCTTTTTCCCAATCCTTTTTCTCTGCTGCATCCATAAGGATACGCATAGCATTTTTAGGATTGCTTCCAAGATTCTCAACCATGGCAATGTCTTTAGATAACCCATTCACATGCGCTTCGATTAGGTCTATAAATGGCATGCCGCCAAATTCAGCCTGATAGTTTAGCCATGCATCTGCATCCTTGAAATGAAGAACGCGGCTTTCAGAATGACGGTTTGTTACTTTTGAAGTTCCCCCACCTGTTGCCTGACGACCAATTTCAGTTTTATTTGCGCCATCACTGGCAATTGTGTCATATGCATAATTAAGCAGGTCTTTAATTTCTTGATCAGAATAAAGCGTTCCATCTTCTTTGACATACTTATTACGATCAATGAGGTTTAAAGACTGATTTACCCATGTTTCCTTGCCTGCTTTGGCAATCTTTTCAAGGTTATGGGTTTGAGGTAACCCCCAATCATCTAGCTTACCAATGTCACCACCTGAACGATTAAAACGCTCTCGCATGGTTTCAAAGACATTCCCCATATTGTCGCTGATCTGTTTTGCTAAAGCATCGCCAGTATCTTGTCCAAAACGCTCACGCACAATGCGTTCGACCAAATCCTTGTCAGTGAATACACTCATTGCCCCTTTAATATTGGTCCATAAGTTTGTGAGCTCACCACGGTAAATTGATGCAATGCCCCGTGATTTTGAATCTAGTGACTGAATGCCAGACATATCACCATAAGGCGCAATCATGCGGTCCACAACATCCATTGCTGATAATGTTGGGTGATCCAGTGCAGCAATGTTTTTATTCTGAGAAAGAATGTCTTGAGCAAGAATCTGTTTCTTGCGTTCCAATTGCCCTTTAATGTCCGCAGCAACTTGCTTGGCTGCCTCAGTTAGCTTTTGGGTTTCGCTTAAACTACGCCAAGTATTAATATCTTTACGCGCAAGGTTACGCATAGCATCACGGATGCGTTGCTCAATAAGCTGTGATTCTTGGGCATTTAGCGAGGTTTTACCGAGTGCTGCGGCAACGGCGGATTTACATTGTTCTTTCATGTTATGCCCCAAATTGTAATGCACAGCTTATCGCTGTTTCTGTTGCCAAAATATCTAAATCAGCCTGTTTGGCTTCTGCTTCAAGCTCTGCCAATCGTTCGCCTAATGTCATTGTGATTTCTTCAACCTCACCTTTTGAATTGGTGCGACTCACTGAAATTTCCTGATCAGGATTTTGATTGATAATGTCTAAAGCTGCTTTCTGTTCAGGTGTATCACCAAATAATGAGCCTTGGCGTGGGTCGCCTTTGGCTTCAATATCATTGATATGATTCTGAATATGGTCGCCAATCGCTTTTGAGCTTCGACTATGATCAGAAAATACATTGAGATAATCACGTGCGCCCGGGCTTAAGCCATCTGGAATAAGCTGATTTTGGTTAAGGTAATCTCGAACAGTTAGACCATTGGCTTTAAGATCATTGAGCTTTTGTGCTGCCTGTGCCAAATCCGCAGCAATACTGTTTTTGTGTCGTCCGCCTTGCTTCACCAAATCATTAAGCTGTGAAAGCTGTGGAGCTACACGCAACAAGGCATTCAAAACCGACTTACTGTTATCGTCCAGATTCTCGGATAGTCGTGTAATCAAATTAGAATCGCCATAAGCATGCTGAGCAATAGCGGATTCAATACGGCGCTTACCATCCTGACTTAAATGACCACTATCAGTCATCATGCTTGAGCGCTCAGATTTTGGAATGTTATTGATAAACTGACGCACATAATCCATAGAGCCATCAAGATTGACAGAACCGTCATTATTAATCTTGAGTAAGGTTGAATCAGGAAGTCGTTGAGAATCGCTGGCAGCGCGTTCTGTCGTACTAAATTGAGATACATCGGACTCATTTGCCAGCTTTGCAAACTGCACTCGATCCGTTTCTGTTAAACGCTTGCGAACCAGGACAGGGTTGTTAATCCCTGAAATATCCCACCCTTTTTCCTTGGCATAGTTTTCAATGTACTTTCGATATTCTTCAGCTCTACCGTTTTCATAAGCCTTTGTAATCGCTAACGTACGCCCATTGCCTGATTCAACAACATTGTCATGCCCAATGATTGGTGCACCATCAGATAGCTTATGAGATTCACCCAAAAGTTCAGGGCGCAAATTATCTGCCATATCCTGAATCTGCTGGATCGATGCAGCACGAGTTCGGTCACGCGGCTGTAGTTCCTGTGGGTATGCTGAATTAACGCCATACATGCGGTCATTCGATGCAATCAGTTCATCTAGGCTTTTAATCTCATACTGCATGTCATAGCTTGAGCCATCCATGCCGTAAGCTGTTGATACGTTTTCACCTGTGGTTCCGTATTTCTTCGCTACATCATTCCAGCGCTGTTGATATTTGGATTTGACTTGTCCAACGGTCATATCTTGAAAGCCATGGCTTCTGGCAATACCTTCAGCAACTTGTCGCGCTGTTTGGGTTTTCGTTGGTTTGGAGAAACGTGTGGCTACATCCACAAAACTTTCACCATCTTTAGCTTTTAAAAAGATTGGCCCACCACCTTCACCAAAGAAATGCATGAAATACACTTCAAGGCCGTTTGGGTCGCGTCCAAATTTATTTTTAAATATTTCAGCATTGTGCTTGTAATAGTTCAGCCCTGCGGTGATCTGGTCATTGCCATTGTTCTTATCCTTTCCACCCATTTTATAGAATGTGCTGTCTAAGGTTTGGAACAGGCCTGTTGCGCTTGAGAGCTTATTTCCGTTCTTGTCTTTTGGTTGAATGCTTGGGTCAAACTTACCGCCAGTTTCAATATGGGAAATAATTACCGCATCAGCTGGATTAATCCCATTATCCTCGGCACGTCTAGCAATTTCCTTTGCCCATAGATTACCTGTATGCAATGCCACAGATGCAGCATTAGCCTTAGGGCGTTGCACATTATTGGGAACATTAACAGGTTGTCCACTTTGAATTTGCGACATAGCACTATCAAGATTTTGGTAATGCTTGTTTTGTACAATTGGGTCGGTAGTTTTTAAAGATGAATTATCAAACTCAACTTCGTTATGCGCCAACAATGTATCTACAGCGGAGTTTTTGGCTTCAATTTGATCAGTGGATAGGCTATGTAATTCCTGATCAACCTGAGAGCTTAAATCCTGTTTAGCTTGCTTGCTGCCAAAGTAACGCGCACCACCGAATAGCAATGAGTTCAAAAGGAAATCAGTAGCCAATCCCTCTTTTGAAAACTGATAGTTTTGTGCTTCTGCAGTATATCCAGCATCTTGCAAAACTTGATGACTGATAGCCTGACCACCCTGCATTATTCCAGTTGCCCCACCTACTGATAAAGCATAATCAGCAAGTGCACCGCCAGTACCCTTAAAGCCATATGACATAGGTAGAGCCGTGGCTATACCATCGACAAGCGCATTCGTGGATGCGACTTTAAGCGCTGTTTTATGGTCAACATGCTTTTGGGTTAAATCCGTGTAGACATAGCTGCCTGTCGTTCCAGCCGTTAAAGTTGCTGCACCACCAACACCACCAAGCGCACCACCTACAAAACCACGCCAACCATAATCACCTAAAGCTAAACCGATCTGCCCTGCTGTGCCTGTGTTTTGACGATCCTCTAGGGCATTGATACCTTCGACAAGGAAAGAATTACGCTGATCAGCACGTTTCTTTTTAAATGAGTCATAGCTTTCGGTAGGCAAACCATCATGCCGCATATCATCTAACGTGTATGCCAGACGATCTTCCAGCGCATAAAACGGTTGATAAAGCACATCCGCAGTCTTTGCAAAACCAACAGCAGCACCACGAAACGGAGCTGTAGCCACGCCATCGAAAAAACCAACCTGTTTGGGTTGATTGGGCGCTTTACCCATACCTTTTGCATTGAGCTGATCAATTTTGGTCTGCTCATCATCGTTTAGTTCATCAATCCAAGTACCCATTAATAGCTACTCCGTTGAATGCGAATACGCCAGATGTGACCGTCTTTCGTCAGTGGATTTCCACGCTCATCGATCAAGTCATATTGAATTTCGTTTTGTGCTGTTCGTTTTGAAGACTGGTATAGGCGATAGCCCTTTAAATCAGCAACAGGAATTTTTGTATAATGCGATACGCCTGCATAGCCTTTCTCGAGTGCCGCTTCAAACTTTGCATCAGTCATGCCCCAAGGCTTGGTAACTTTCCAATCCTTGATTTTGCCATCCATGTAATTTCTAAATTTACCATCTTGGGTATATATTCCACCTGTGGCTAAACTGACCGCTGTATGTGCTGCAGATTTGTTAATTGACTCATCCTTGCCATTATGTAGTTCACCCAAGCTATTAATCGTATCCGCATAAATGGAGCGGAATACGTTGTACATATTGTTGGCTGTTGTACCCGATACAGTTTGCCCAACCTGTTCGTTAAAATAACGATGCAAGTCATCTTCTTTAGGCATGTAAAAGCCTTTGTTTTTGAGCAATTGAGAGCCTGTAACAATTGCGGTTGCAACACTACGACCTTCTGTTGACTTGTAGCCATTCATTTGTGCCAAAGCTGCTGCTGTGTAATTTTGATCACCGCCTGATAACTGACCTAAAACAGCACCCCACAGCTTATTCCCATCGGTCACGCCTTTGGTTTTCTGTATTAATCCACCAATGAAATTCAGCTTTTGAGTAACGCCCATTGCGTTAAATTCGCGTTGTGCATCAGGTAATGCTGCTGGGGAAATTGGCGCGATTTTTACATTGCCATCTTTAGAACGTAATGCGATCTGATTAATACCATTATGCACAACCTTATCAATGAATGAGCTTGGGCTAGTTTTAAGCTCAAGACCTTTAACGTCATAGACTTTTAAGCCATTTTCAGATGCGGCTTGGTTCGGGTCGTTGTTGTAGGTTTTCTTTTTTTGATCATATAAACTTTCGTAAACATTCAATAATTTCTGAGCATCGGCAGGATTACTGGTCTTTGTATCTTTCAATTGAGTTTTGAAATGATTGATTTCAGTGAGCTGATCTGCTGTGCTCATTTTTGTGAAGTTCTGAATTTTCTCGTAATGTGCATAGTAGAAATTGAACTCGCCTTCATTTGGTGTGCCTGATACTGCCTGCCGTGCATTGGCAATATATTTATCATCTAGCGGTAAGCCTGAACGAACCTGTGTTTCAAAATCGTTTAGAATTTTTCCAGATTCAGAAATACGGCGGCGTTCTTCAGCATCATTTTTGTTCTGTATTGAAGTTTTCACAGATAAAACATGTTTGCGAATATCCTGCACCTTGTCTTCAGTCAGGTAAGTTTTATCACCAAGTCCAGTAATTACCTTGTCCAGTGCGGCAATATCTCCATTCGCTGTTGCTGTGGTGATTTCATCCTGTACTTGGTTATATTCCTGAGTGGCTGCGAATTTATTTTTTGCTTCAACTTTTTGCGCTTCTGGAATAATCAAGCGATCAACATAAGCATTGAATTTATCCAAGCCATCTTTACGATCAACAAAACGCCCATAGACTTGTGATGCACGATCCAAGTTGACTTGCTGCATGTTCTCATCAGCACGAATCTGCAACGGCGCAAATGATCCACTGCTCTTGTTGACGTTCTGATCCCAATAGTTCCGCATGTCCTGACGCATGGCCATTGGAATATTGTTTTCCAAACCTTTGTAAATATCATTGGATTTGGTAATCAGCTCATCCTTTGCCTGTTGCGCATTGAGCGATCCATTAGCAACACGGCTTTTAATATCAGCATAAGTATCATTGAACTGTGTCGATAGGGCATTATCAATATCAAGCTGAGCCTTGTCGCTATCATTCTTAAATGAACTTAACTCAACCATTTTATTGGTGACTTCGAGTTGACGTTGCTCCTGGTCTTTTTGCTGATTAATTTGCCCAATGGTATTGGACACATTGCCTAATGCGCCTGCCAACTCATTAATATTGCTTTGAGGTAATTGGGTTGGTTGCACCTGTGGTAATGCATTCCCAAAATCCCCCATTGGAATTCTAGCCATTACTTCCACCCTTTCTGATACGATTTATATGCACTTGCGCCTGCTGAAGCGGTATTTAATGCCCCTGAAAGCGCTGAAGTTGTCGCATTTGCGCCATACTGGCTTGCTGCTGCCTGCAATTTTTGTGATGCGTTATAACCAGTCTGACGTGCCATTTCAGCGTCATACTGACCATACTGTTCGATTGTGTCGTTGATCTTGATTGCTGTGCCTTCATTCACATCAAGACCGTTAGCGGCTGCGGCTGCACGTGCTGCTGATTGCTGTTTTTCTTTTTGCTTGAGAATGCGCTCTGCTTCCAAACGTCCTTGTGCTGCCTGAGCTTCTGCGTCTGCTTTCGCTTGCTCTTGAGCTGTCTTATTTGATGAATATGCCGAATACCCTGTAATTGCAGCACTTGCTACTGCTGCGGCTGCACCAACTGCTACCCATGACATTACTTTATCTCCTTCAGTGAGTGACCAATAGATTCAAGAAACTGTTCAATTTCTTCATCTGGAACAATCACATCACGCTCAATAATTTCTAAATCTGTTTCTTGTGTCGGATGGACTGTTATCCATGTTGTATCTTGATGAAAATACCCAATACGCATTGTGCCTGCGGCTGACTTGATGATTTGCGGTGCTTCAAGGTATTGCAGCCCATTTTCAGTGATGATCGTCAATGCACCTTTAAGCAAAATATTCATGTGCTCAGTACGATGCATTTTGCTCACGCAGAATGTGCCTGCTTTGGCATCCATTTGCCGCATATAAACATTGGGTGCAAAGTGGTGTGTCACTGGAAAATCTGCATGTTCAAGCTCTCCAGCTTGAAGTTTTTCTTCTGTCTGCTGTTTTAGATCACGAACTACATTAACGTAAAGCTTATTGTGCAACTCACCGAGTACATGAGTTAAAAGCCCTGTGTTATCAGGAGAAATTATCTCACTCATGCCTTTAGCTCCAAATCAAGTACAGTGCCATACTCTTTAAATCCAAAGTGCTTATACAGTCGGATGCAACCCTTAGATTCAACCCCCGTTGTGGTACCGCACTGGATACGATCTACACCCATTATGGTTGCCCAATTCACAAAGCCATCAATCAGCAAATATGCTGCACGTGTCTTGCGATATTCAGGTTTAACGTACATGACATAATCGAAGGCAATCTTTTGCCCATTAAACCAATCACTACTGATACCGCCTGCAAATCCACCGCAAATCACAGCGTTTTCTTCAGCAACAAATAGAGCGCCATGCTTGATTAACGACTTAAAATGATCTGCTACCTTGTTGTTGTCATAAGGTCGATCCTGATAGTTTGGCGATTCTTTAATGAACGATTCACCAAACTCAACCAGTATGGGTATGTCCTGCACTGTAGCAACACGCAATTTCATAATTAACGCTCGTTAATTGAGATTTCCATAGCTACAGCTTGCAATCGAAAAGGTAATGGTTTGTTGTGTGTTATCACTAAGGGAACATCGTATAAATCAGAAAAGTTACCACCTTCATGCAAGTATCTACCTGTGAATAACTTGCGCTTGCTCAGTGGATCATTGCTGAATTTAAGCAATTCAAGCTGCTTGCCATTGAATACTGGTGCCAGTGTCTTATAGAAAAAGAATGCCATACGAATGATCTGTGCCTTGTAGATCATTGTGGATGCTGGTGATTGTGATAGTTCAGGCGGGAATAACTGCATCTTACAATCGAATGGTTTACCTAATTGCACAGTGCCAGACTGATCTGTATTGCTAATTTTTAGCGTTGTTCCCGATTTCGTAAATGCAACTGCATAGTAAATTTCACTATCTTCCTGCTTCATTAAATCAAAGCTATCAATGTATGTGATTGGCGATACATCAATAGCGTTATTTACTATTGCAGCGTCACGCTGAGAGTCCATGTTTGCATTAAAACTAACCTCCTCCAGGCATATTGAACCATTACGATTAATCAGCATAAAACACTGATCACTGCCTAGCTTGGTTGGAAGCGAACACATACTTAGTGTTGAACCACCAAAATCATGCTGCGCCCAAGCAACAACCTCCTGATCCCGATTGAATGTGATTGATGCAACTTTCCCATCGCCCATCTTGCACCATACAATTGATTCGGGCTCTTGCTGATACGTGATTTCCTCAATTCCGCCATGCTCCTCGCCAATATGCGAAGCCAAGGTACTGATCTCAGGAGATACCAAGCCATCTACTTCATAACGGTAAGACAATGCACGTAAGCGCTCACCGCCACGCTGAACAAAAAGTAGCTCATTACCAACGCGGCATGGTCGAGTGATTGGATATGCGCCATATGCGGTATGCTCGTTAATTTCCGCCGTGGTTGGTGTTAGTGCTCCATTACTACTCACCATGTATTCACCACCTGAAGTCAGGCAAATAACCCCACGAGTGGCTTCAATAAACAGAATTGAGTTGGATAATCCACTTGCTGAAACAATACTAAAAGCATCTGCATCATCTGTGGTTTCAAGAAAATTTCCATTTTCCCCAACAGCACTAAGCCATATCTTGTTTGGTGCTGCCAATATGTTGGCAAGTGCTAATCGCTGTTTAAAGAACGTAACGCATCGCGGATAACCATTCGTTGCATTAAATGCAGGCGGTGTAATCCCCCATGACCGCTCAACTGCTGCATTTACCGAGTCAAATGCTTTAACAATTTCCCCAGCAACAACTGTTGCGCTGGTAAATTGAGTGACCTTTACAATGCCACCATTGATAGAGATATAACTACCAACATCTGTTGCTAGGAACGTATCAACTGCTGTTGATGTAACTGGTGCCCAATAGGTGCTATTTACTGCTGGTGGTTGATTAGTATTTGCAACCAATGCTTGCCAGTAAACTAAAGAAGAAACAACCACATCACCTTTTATATACGATGTCGCCGATGCCCATTCAGCAACATCTGAAAGCGTAACGGTTATGTTTGTACCGATTGTTTTATCGCTTGGTGTTGCTTTACGAAATGGATAACGCGCAGCATCATCATTAAGTGGTGGATGCGTAAAAATAAACTCTGCTATTTCCCAATTTGTAAAATCGGTGGAAGACCGGAAACGCTGCACAGGAACTTTGCTGTGTGTAAAAAACATGTCATAGCGATATTGTACAAACTGCACATCGGGTATTTGATCGGCTGTGTACGGCGTTGTCAGCGTTGCAACAACTGCATAGGTGCGTGGGTTATAAACAATGAGCTGTAACGGCTTAAATATCAGTAAGTATGAGCTTTCAGACTTCACAACAAATGGAATTAAGCGCAATGCGCCTGCGATGATCTGCCGAAAATAAGTACCTGGTCTTTTCCGCACACCACCCTCAACCAAAGGAATCATGTTGGTTAATTCTTTTGCACCGTTGGCATACTGTTGAATATCAGTACGTGTTGTGAGAACAGGTGACAACTCCCCAGCACTAAAATTGTTTTTTATAACTGTACTTTTCATTGGTAGCGCACCGTAATTAAACTGGCTTCTTCATCACCAAAAAATGAATCATTAGGTCTTTCCTGCCCATTAATTGCCCGCGCCTGCTTCAACAGATTCATCAATTTTTGATAGGCGCTATCGCCTTCTGCTTGGCTGCCAGTAATTGGTTTTGCAATTTTGGAGCACATATAAAGCGCCATAGCTTCAGCGAGTAAGGCATCCCACGTCTGTTCATTTTTATTGTCATAGATGTACACCAGTTGAATTGAATCTGTATTTGCTAAAATGTGATTATTTTCAATATCGAAGTCCTTAGTCCCTGCATTAAGCAAACGAATAAAATCGCTTGGCATTGGGAATGCGTTTTGATAACCAAATGTTGGGTGTGCTGTTGTTGGTGACAAGACTTCACGCTTTTTACAGCATGACCATGGGTGCATGCGGATCAATGATTTACGTGTCTGGTCATAAATTGCTGCACAGCGCCGAGCGTTATCATCCTCATCATCAAAGCTGGTGATTGATGATGCACCGCACATATTCAACGCTTCATTGCAGATACTCACTTTTGTAGTGCTCATAAAAAAACCTCAGCCATTTTGGTTATGGTGGCTGAGGTTTTGTGTAGTTTGGTTGAGTGTTTATTTCACAATGCTTAGACCTAACTCGCTCAAAGCAGCTTCCCAATTCTGCCGAGCATCACCATCAAGT